GTTAAAGAGTTAGACGGAGAGTTGTTCAATTCGTTAGTTATCGAGAAAGGATGTTTAGTTCCGAAGTGGAACGCTAAAGAGTTACTTGACAAATATGGAAATTCCAACGCCGCCATTCAGAGCTTGCTATTGGCAGGAGAAATCGCAAAAGTATCGGCGGAGATTATGGATTTGTCAGGATTCGGAGATGACGTAGAGGAAGAAGAAATAAAAAACTAATAAAAGGCGGCGGTGAGGCGTACATACTGCATTTAATCTTCCAACGTCATCACATACCGCCACATGAAGTATATAACTGGGATGATAGCGCTAAACGATTCGCTTATGCCTCTATGCTGTTAGCGCTAGAAGACGAAGAGAAAGAACGTAAACGCATGGAAAGGGGGAGAAGTTAGATGGCGTTTGATCTCAAAGCTACCATACGTTTAATAGACAAATTATCCGCTCCTATGCGTAACGCAACTAGAGCGGTAAGGGATATGCAAAATAGTGTTGATGCTGCAACAAGGGCCACAAACAAACTTAGCGATGCACAATCGAGAGCCGGAAGATCACAAGGTAATTTTAGCAACAGAATGAACTTGATGAACAAGAAAGTGACCGATTTAACAGTCGGACATTTATCGTTAGGTGCTGCAGTAGTCGGAGTCGGTGCGGGTATGGCTCATGCGTTAGACTCTGCGATCACTTTTGAAGCGGCAATGTCAAAAGTTAAGGCTGTTGCCGAAGCGACTCCGGATGAGTTTAAAGCACTAGAAAAGCAGGCAATTGATTTAGGTAAAAACACGTCTTTAACGTCTAAACAAGTTGCTGAAGGTATGTATTTTATGGCCGCAGCCGGTTTAAAGTCTAACGAAATACTAGACGCAATGCCTGGAGCGATTAATACCGCAGTGGCAGCAGGTGAGGATTTCGGTCAAGTAGCGGAGATTATGACGACTACAATGAGTGGGTTTAATCTAAAAGCAACCGATATGTCACGTATTGGTGACGTTTTAGCGAAGGCTGCTAACGAATCTCAGGCGTCAATCATGGACTTAGGCTATACGTTTAAGTACGTCGCACCAATAGCTTCTGAAGCGAGCCAATCGCTAGAAACGATGGCAGCAGCGAGTGCGTTGCTTGCTAAGAACGGGATAAAAGCGGATACTGCCGGTACATCTCTCCGTATGGGATTTGAGCGGATGGCAAAACTTCCGAAAGCAGCAAGGGAAACACTTTCAGTGCTTGGCGTTAAGTTAACCGACACCAAAGGTAACTTCCTTCCAATGGCCGATATGTTGGATAAATTACACGACAAGATGAAAGGTTTATCTAATAGCGCTAGGATTGGCGCAATATCCAATATCTTCGGAGTAGAAGCGTCTCCGGCTTGGGCTAAGTTAATCGAAGGCGGCGGAGATAAACTCCGTGACATGACCGACAAAATGGAGAAAGCAAACGGTTCTGCAAAACAAATGGCGGATACCATGCGAGATAACGTTAAAGGTGCGTTAGATCAATTCAAAGGGTCTATTGAATCTCTTGAAATAAGTGCTATTAAACCATTCTTGCCAATGTTAAAACAGATGGCCGATAAAGCTACTGGTGTATCTGATAGTATCACGGTATTTTTCGATCAATTACAGGCAGATGAAAAGTTTCAGAGCCTTGGTTGGGACGAAAAAATGACAACTGTAATGGATAAAGCTACGACTGCAATTGAGACGTATCTATCCGGTCCTGGAGGAGAAAAGTTTAATAAGATAATCGCAAGTTTAACAAAAGTTGGCCTCGAAGTTGGTGGCGCTCTTGGAAAGTCTATTTTAAGCGCACTTGTAGCCGAGATCGAAACCAGCCCGTGGGCATCCATTATTACTGGAGCATTAGCAGGTGGAGCCGTTGGTTCCATCGTTCCTGGTGTAGGTACAATTGCCGGCGGTCTTATTGGCGCTGCTGGCGGGTTTGGACATTACATTGGAAATAAAATGGATCAGCATATAATGAATAATCCGTCTGTAAACGTCGATTCTTTGCCTGGATACGCAACCGGCTTATCATATGTACCTTACGACGATATGCCAGTTCGCGTCCATCGTGGAGAGCGTATTCTAACCGCTGAAGAGAACAATGATTACAACAGCGGAAGAAGCGGAATCGTCATCACAGGTAACACGTTCAACGTCCGCAAAGAAAGCGACATTGATTCTATCGCTCGCGCACTAGCGCAACATATCGCAACAGCAGGAGGTGCAGGCGCATAATGTCCGATATTCAAGTTTGGTTATCGTACAATAACGGAGCAGAACGTCTGCAGATTCCTGTTAATCCGGAAAAAATATCAATCCGAGGTACTCGTGGATATGAAGACATCGAGATTGCGCAACTAGGTGAATATACAGTTATCGGAGGTTCACGATTGAAAGAATTTAACTTCTCGTCATTCTTTCCGCGTGACTACGCTCCTTACTGCGAATACCTAGATATTCCTAATCCGTGGGATGCAGTGGCGTTAATCGAAAAGTGGATGAACAGTGGAAGACCGATGCGACTAACCGTAACAGGAACACCACTCAACGAAGCCGTTACAATCCGTGATTTCAGTTACTATGAACAAGGCGGAAGTCCTGGCGATCTCTACTTCGACATTTCGTTAAAGCAGTATACTTTCGTAGAAATCCGCCAAGTATCACAAGTTTCAGGTGAATCTTCTACGGATAATCAACGTCCCGATGAAACCACTCCGGCCACAAGTTACGTAGTACAGCCTGGAGATTCATTACTTACCATTGCGTTAAAGGTGCTAGACGATGATAGTCGTTGGACTGAAATTTACGAATTGAATAAAGACGTCATTGGTCCCGATCCAAGTTCCTTCGAGGCAGGTATTACGTTGGTGATGCCGACATGATAAACGTCATTATTCCGTATCTTGGTACTGATTATTATATCGATTCACTAGTGAAGACTGTGCGTTGGTCCGGTGAGGTAAAGCAGCCAGCTCGTAAGTTAGTGGTAGAAATATCAAATACGCGAGATGGTAAAACGCAGTCCATGCCGATTGAACTCGGTAATGAAATCCGTTTTCTATCAGATGGTGCGGAGTTGTTTCGTGGTGTAATCTTTGCGAAGGAAATAAACGCTAAAGGTCAGATGCAGATTACGGCCTATGACGAAGCAATTTACCTTACAAAGAGCGAGGAAACAGATAAGTATATCGAAATGACAGCGAGTCAAATCGTGCAGAAAATATGTAATGATTTTGGTGTTCCTACAGGTCAAATAGACGATACCGGATACGTCATTCCACGCTTGATTATGCGAGATAAGACGCTTTGGGACATTATTGTTACTGCATTATCTATTACGAAGGATCAGATAGGGAATCGTTATTTTCTATATGCAAGCGAAGGTAACATTAATCTTCTGTATCGTGCAGAGCAGGTGGCGAAATGGATTCTCGAAGATACTACGGCAATCCTTGACGCCAGTTATTCGCAAAGCGTCGAAGAGATGAAAAACCAAGTCAAAATCGTTGGTCAGGACGAAAATAAACAGCCTGTACTTGCTGTCGTTAAAGATGACGGATTAGTGGAGAAGTTCGGCGTATTGCAGATGGTACAAAGTGCCGACCCGCAAATGAAGCAGGACGAAATTAATCAGATGGCGGAACAGTTATTACTCGACAACGGAAAGATTGTCGATGAGGCAAAAGTAGAAGCGATTGGTATTGACGATATATTCGCCGGTAAAGCGGTGTACATCTTCGAGCGCATGACCGAAATCATGGGTGCCTACTACGTTAGTACCGACGAACATGTTTGGGAAAACGATAAGCATACGATGAGCCTTACACTTACTGCAACGGATGATTTGCCGACGGTTGACTATAAAGACGAGTTCCAAGCACAGGAAGCGGAGAAGAAACGTAAGCCGAAGAAAGTGCGTAAGAAGAAAGGACGGAAGGAGGACGCATTAATTGCCCAAATCAAAGCAGAACTTGGCGGAAATTAAGGAAGGATCTGGCGGAAGTCAATTAGTGCAACTCATCCGCCATTTCGGATATAACCAGGAAGTTAATATCGAACTCGGCACCGTAACAGCGGATGCCCCGAATATTCGAATAAAAGTGGACAATATGAAGATTGAGTTAGACGCTGCTGATTTAGTTGTCGCGGAGCATTTAACGGCACATACACGTCATATTCAGATTACAGCGTCAGGGGATGCAAATTTAACATCACATAGTATCACAACAGAACCTTCTTCGTCATATACTTCGTTTACTCTTAATAGTTCTGATTTAACCGTAACAGACGCAACCATTAGTTACATTGACGAATTAAAGACAGGAGATCGCGTTATTGTAGCATCAGTTAACGACGGTCAGCTATATATCGTACTAGATAGGGCGGTGACGTATTAATGGGACTTAGCCCACTTAAGCCACCAAGCGAAAGAATAAATATTGTAACTTCAACGGTGAAACCATCGAAGACTTACGCTTTCGATTTCGATACAGGGGAATTTACTGGCGGTATGATTGACGGAGATGATGCGATACAGCAGTTTGCTCGTAAGACCATCAGCACCGCAAGATACCGTTATTTAATTTATAACAAAAGTCATGGTTGCGAGATCGAAGATTTAATTGGCCAAGATTTACCGGCTGCATTATTAGAGACGGAAATCGCTCGGATTATTTCCGAAGCTCTGGAGTATGACGATAGAGTCGCTGACGTCAACGATTTTGTAATTGATAGAGAAGGCGACCAGTTATTCGTCGAATTTACAGTAACAACTAAGGACGGAGCAACTGTTACGCAGGAGGTGACAATTTAATGGCACAATATGCAGATCAAACGAAAGCAGCGATACTTCAACGAATGCTTGATACTATCGCCAGCGACATCGATAAGCGTCAAGGTTCGATTA